TATGCCGCCGCCTATGCCGCCGCCAATGCCGCTCGTGCCGCCGACTATGCCGCCGCCAATGCCGCTCGTGCCGCCGACTATGCCGCCGCCAATGCCGCCTTGGCTGCCGATTTCGTCTATGCCGCCGATGCCGCCGCCGACGATGACGTTTCCTCACGGCGTCAACGAGACATTTTATTGCGTCTCATCTCGGAGGCGGAATAATGAACAAACTAGCATTTATCACATTCATCATCACGTCAGGCCCATACACGGGCGAGGCATTCGTGACGACGCAGCCAATGGAGTGCGTCCGCGATGGTGAGCTGATCGCACGAAACTTCGAGGCGCTCGGCAACGAGGTCGAAGTGCATTGCAATTACACTTCAGCACCAATCACATCCATGCGCCCGGTGGCCCGCAATGACTAACATGACAAAGATTGAAGGCGCAAAGCTGGTCGCGGAGCTGCGGCTCAAGGGCATGAATAACATTCAGATCGGGGAGACACTTGATAGAAACAGAAATTGGGTCGGCACTCGTATAACCAAAGCCCGCGAACTGGGCCTGTTGCCGCCAAAGCCCATAATGAATCGTCACGACCAAGTGACGTTAATCCTGAAAGAAAAGGATTGTGAGCGTGGCAGCATTAAGCAGGCTCTTAGCGGCTTGAGCGAAGACGAATTGTTGTGGCTGCTGAATCAACTGCCACGCGGCATGTCGCTGGCAGAGCTTCTAACCGCTTTTGTGCGAGATGCGTATGCGGATGAACACTAATCCACAAGAAGGCGTCCCGCGTGACCGATGGAGGTCGCATGACGACATAATCTACATCGAAGACATGCTCGATGAACACCTGCTGAACGCATACAAGACGTGCGTTCGGTACGACAACCCGAAGGCAGACGAACTGCTGCGGGAGATAGAAGAACGCAAACTCGATTGGAGAATATGATGACAAAACGCAGCGAAATTCTGGCTGAGGCTGACGGCCTTATCAACGGCCCACGGCAAGAACACTACGGAAGCCCGGCGGAGAACTTCGGCGTCATTGCTGAAATGTGGTCGGCATATACCAATGCTGGTATAACGCCTGCCGACGTGTGCCACATGATGACTTTGCTTAAGGTGGCCCGCCTGCGCAACGGTCCACATCGGGACAGCAGCGTCGATGCCTGTGGTTATATGGCATTGGGCGGGGAGTTGGGGGAGTAATCGTGTGAGCGGCGCGGAAAGTCAGAATGTGGCGCATTCGATAGCACGTCCGGCTAGATCATAACCTTAGTATTTCATTCAAGCGCCGCTCACGCAGACGGTTTACCGAATCAGTAAAGCGGCTGCAAGCGGATAGTTAAAGATTGATCTTTACGCGGCTGACTTCGCCAGACTTATCGTCAAAGGTAATCGCCTGCATCTGCGACCTCGCGGTGTAGGCGTTATCTTTTGCATACCTGTCGCGTTTGGTGACAGCCCGAAGCTGCTCCCATTGCACCCCGCCGATGTCCGCCGACTTGTGGTGGTGCAGGTGGCCCGTGTAATAGAACCTGTGCCGTGTCTCGCCCCAAAGCTGCGGGAACTCGTCGGCCAGCGCCATCACAAGCCGCTCAGGTTTTGCCTTGTCGCCGTGGTGCGCTGCGAGCAGGCACTTGCCGTGCTGTATAACAAAGAACTCGCCTTCATCGCGCTGCACGTCAATGCGCGGGTGGTTGCGGTATCTTTCGGCCAGCGAGTAAAGCACAATCAAGTATGCGTCGCGGTCGTGGTTGCCCCTGAGAATGCTGACAACAACGCGAGAATGGTGAAGCAATGCAATCTCAATGCAGCGGGCAAGCCCCGCAATCATCGCCAGCGCCGTTTCCTCAATGCTCGCCAACACATCCAGCGCGTTCTTGCTCGCGGGCGTTGCGTTTTCATTGTCGTTGTGGTGCAGCATGTCCCCAAGCACCAGCAAGACACCTGTGGCGGACTTTGGCGAACGGCTGACGCAATCCCGCATTCCGCCGACAAGCCTCTCAACAGTGCTTTCCAGCGTCTGTGCGTCGGTTCTAAGGCCCGCGTGAATATCCGGCATGGGATAGAGCGTCAGCAGGTTGTCAGCGGCGTCTGTGGGGGCGTCTATGGGCGTTGGCGAAGCAATGCCCTGCAATGCGTCCTTGATGCGCTCTGCGCTGTCTTCAATGCCAATTTCGCCAATCTTAGGCATACTAAACTGGACGCTGGCGTGCTTTGTTTTAAGCCAGCCACCGCGCACCCGTGTTGGGTCTTGGATGCCGACCTGATCCAGCGCATCGGCAACGCCTGAGTCCAACTCAATTTTAGCCTTGGCTCGATTGTAGGACTCATAAACACCAGTGTAGTTTTTATTTAAGGCTCTCGCGGCTGCACGAATACTGCCATGCTCCTGCACCGCATTATAGGCTTGTTGCTGTACGTCCGATATGGCTTTGTTTGCTATTGTTGGGCTAGGCATCGTCGCAACCCGCGTCCAACGTGCTTATCAACGCCGCCCCTGTTCGCTGCGATAGCAACCCGCCATCCTGCGATAAAGCCGCCGCATGATGCGTCCGTAGGTCAAGCGACCCATCACAGATTGCGCTTGTACTTGCCACGCTCATGCAGCCACCGCTGGACGTCAGCATCAGAAGGGCCATCGGTTTCATCCATCCGCTTGCGCGTGTTGATGTATTCATTGAAGTCTTGAACGGCATTTGCATCGTCAGCGTCCTTTCGGCCCTTGGCATAGATCAGGGCTGCACCAAGGGCGACCATTGCCGCCACTATGCCAGACAGATATGCTCTCACGCTCGCTTCCACAAAATGTAGCCGATGAATGCAGCTGCCGCTAGGACCGCGATAATCTGCGCTGTGTCGCCCAAGCCGCCAAGGATGGGCAAGTAGTCGGCAGCTACGGCTAATGCGCCTGCTACCCCTGCCCCAGCCGCTGCTTGGGCGTCCTTATCCTCGGTCAGCGTTTCTGGTTGGCGTGGTGGCTCAACTGGCCACTCGGTCTGCGTCTTCGGCCACGGCTTGCCCCAGCTACGCGCTGGTCCTGTATCAATGTGCATGAAGCCAGACTTGGGATAATAGCCAAAGCCTGTGAATCCAGCAGCACGCGCTGCTGCTTCAAATGTGTGAGGGTCGTGATTGTCCATCCGGACGTCAAACGCTATACCCTCGAGATGTTTAGACCGCTTTGCGCCACCGACACGTTTGTTGTGTTCAGGGCTACGATACGCAGAAGTGATAATTAAAGGCTTGCCCAGCATGTCGCGCAGGGATTGCAGGTCGTCCATCGCATCTGTGTTGATAATCAGCTTGCCGGTGCCTTTGCAGGCCATCTCGCGGGGGCTGAAGGACGGCCAAGTCCAGATAGAGATTGGGACCGTTTTGTAACTTGTAAACTCGCGCTTCATCGGTCTTTGCCCTTTACCATTACGCCGTCGATCCGACCGTTTATCGTCTGTAGCATGGTCAAAATCTGGTCGAGTTGCGCTGCCGTTGCTTCGCGCTCTTCCTTGCGGGCAACATCACGCGCATTGGCCTCTGCTCGCAGGACAGCAATATCTGTGCTCTGGACCCCCTGAGTCTTATGTAACATCCACAACCACACCACCGCAGGCACGATGAGGTACTGCATGATTGCATCAATGAGTGGAAGTGGGTCGTTCATAGCAACTCCTCAGACGAAAAAGAGCGTTGCCGCCGTCACATTTGCTGCTGCAGAAACATGAGGGTCGCTGGAGAACAGCAGGCCATCACCGGGCAACGTAATGTGGTGCGTGTCAGACGCCGCAAAATCCATATCTACGATCGTTGGGCCACCGTCGCCGTCAGTCAGTGTAAGGCGTCCAGCGCCTGCCCCAACCGTGGCGATCAACGCACCGAGGCGTGCACGTCCCATAGACGTCGCCCCCGTACTCGTAACGCGTTTTGCGCGTACATCAGATGCGTACATGGGTTATCCCTTCTTGGTAGATGGTTTCTTCGAGGTCTTCGTGGGCTTGGGCTTGCGCCGCTCGAGCTCATCTGCGTCAGCAGGTGTCCATTTAATTGTCATGGTTACACCTTACGTCGAGGAGATGGCTGTACCAGCCGCGGAGATCCAGTCCGTGCCGTCAGAAACAGCAACTGTTGGTGCGCCTGCGAGGCCGTCAGATACATACACAACAGTGCCTGCACCCGCTGTGGCAGCGGAAGGGGCGGTGAGTACAGTGTATGTGGGGAGTTTGGCGGCGCCTGTGATGTCGCCTACGAAGCCGTTGGTCGAGTTGACCGGGCCCGAAAAAGTCGTAGTTCCCATGAGATTCTCCTGTCTGGGTTAAGGTCAGCCGCATCATGCGACTGTCAGGGATGTGCGCAGGATAGCACGTTGAGTGGGGGCTGTCCACACAAGCAAAAAGGCCCACCGAAGTGGGCCTTTCTATCGACAATCGCCTTATAAATAAGGCTTATACGCCGGGTGAGGCATACATGCCGAGCGGATCGCTTACCCCGAAGCTGTAACGTTCCCGCGCTTTGTAGCGAGTGTTACCTGTGTCGAAATCGCCGTCCATGGTTGTTGCCATTGGCGAGCGCACAAAGTGCTTGTACCCGTTTGGCACGTCCGTACCAAGGAACCAAGCATCAGTGTCCGTCAGGTAGTGGTTGACGCGGTAGCCTTCTGGGATGGACCCATTGGACTTCAGTGCGTTCAGGTCGTTGTCGGCAGTGCCAACGCGGAGCTCTGTCTGCAGCAGGCGTGTCGCCACGAACATCAACGCAGGTGGAACGATCAGCTTGCGCGGGCGAGCCGCGATCAGCAGGCCACGCTCGTCAGTGAACGCTGCGATGTCAATCACAGCCTGCTCGAGCGAGGTTTCGTTCAGGTCGGCATCAACTGCGGGGCGGTTACGGTTTGTCACACCTTGCACGGTTGGGTGCGCAGTGTTGAACAATGTAACGCCGTCGCCGCCAGTGAACGTGTCAAAGCCTGTGTTCAGCAGCTGGGCTGCCTTGACCTGCTTTGTGTACGCCATGGCGCGGGCCAGTGCTTTGGTGTAGCGCGCGGAGAGAGAATCGTAAAGATTGTCCTCCATCGCTTCCTCGGTGATCGAGAAACCCATTGCAACAGTCTCGTGTGTATAACGTGCAGTGAAAGATTCCTGCGCGTTGTCATACGACAATGCCTGACCTTCGTTTTTGACCGGTGCCGCGCCGAAGCCCGACAGTTTGGTCTCTTCTTCGAACGAACGCTCGGACGTTTCCGTCTCATAGATTTCAGCGTGCTCGTTCTCGTACTTGTCGTACTCAAGGCCAAACAAGGCATTGAGGCCGGGGAGGAGCTCTTTCAGGAGCTGTGCGCGTGAGATAGCCATTCCGGATACTCCTTATGCCACGCCAAGGCCGGCAGTGTACGCATGGGATGAAGGATTGAATTTAACAATCACATCCGTAAACGCGTCACCGACAGTCGAGGTGGTGCTTTCAACAAAACCAACGACCTTGAAGGCGATCGTGGCGGTGGCGGCCGATGTCGCAACGTCCAGAGCAACTTTAGAGTTACCTGTCGCTGTGTTGCCGGCGGTCTGGTTCACACCCATGTTGGTGTGCAGCAGCGCTTGGGCAACAGGTGCATCGGCTTGGACCTGAAACAGTGTGTTCGGGTCATCTACGACATACGCAATGGCGTCAGCCGCTACTGTACCAGTCGGCCAGTAATTGCGTGTCGTAAAGCCGTATGTCGGGTCAGTGTAGGCGCAGCCCACAAAAACGCCAACCGTGCCGGCTGCGAACGGATCAGCGTTGGTGCCGACGTCCGTGACTTTGGTGATTGTACCGTCAGTATGAACCTGAACGATGTCACCGTTAAAGATATTGGCCGCGTACCCGGATGCGATCTTAATCGCGCGGGTAGAGCCAGCGAACGGAGTACCGCCGATCAAATTGATCGGGCGGAGGCCGTAGGGAGAAGCAGCTGTAGCCATTTCAAATCTCCTAGAAGGCGAAAGTTACAGCAAGAAGCACCATGCTTACTTGCCAAACGAAGTGCGCGAAGACCGTTCCGGTTTTAGAACGGGCATACGTGGGTCCGAATTTCGCATGTAGTTGTTGTCAACCGCATCCATTGCGCGACTGGCATCACCCAGCTGAGCCTCAATACGAGACTCTGCGATATCGTCAGAAATTGCACAGAGAAGAAGACCGCCAACCTCGATGTTCCCCTTAAAACGGGAGTCCATGTCAGAGACGAGCTGCATCTCGGGGTAGTCGGATGCTTTGACCGGCGTGTATCCCTCACGGAAGCGAGTCGATACATTGGGGTTGTCCGATGCACCAAGCAGGGCCGTCCGAATCCAGCGGAATTTTACTCCCTCACGGGCTTCGGGGGTCGGCAAGGCCGATGGACGCGTCCACGTTTTTTTGCGCGATGTTGCATCGCGAGTCTCAGCGGTCCGGGGTGTACGATCAGCCATTTTTAGCATCCTTCATGAGTTGCGCCGCGTATTGTTCGGGTTTGAGGCCCAACCGCTTGGCGAGAGCGGCCTGTGTCGAGGTCAACTTAATACGGCGTGGTGAGGGGGCAGAACGTCCTGCCGGGGCCACCACGTTAGCCGCTTTCCGGGGAGTCGGTGTGACCTCTTCACCTGCACCATCGGAAAATTCGTCTGCAAACCGCTTACGTACAGCGGAGTCAATCTCAGTGTAGTACGTTTTACTGTTCGGATCAACACCGTTGCGTACGAGCCGTTCATGGACGCCGAGCGCGAAACCCGTCATCTCACTGTTATTGCCGTACCACTTGTTGTTGTTCATCCACTCAGTCTGGCGTTCGTCGAGCTTGACCGTCGGCTGAGGCTTGGGTTGCGGTGCAGGCTCTTCCTGCGCGCGCGGTGCCGGGCGGTAGTTTTGCAGCTGGGACAGGCGACCCTGCAGTTCGATCATCTTGGACTGAGCGTCCACGATCTTATCTGCATCTCCCAACTCGTAGGCAGAGCGGTATGCAGCCTTCGCACTGTTAAGCTCGCTCTCGACGCGCCCCTTGGCCTGTTCTACCACGGCGCCTTGGCCCTGTGTCAACTGCTCTTGGAGCTTCTTGTTCTGCTCGTAGATCGACTTGGCGTAGTTTGTCGCCTCGTCCCGCTCACGTGCAGCGGCTGCCTGTTGGCGTGCCGCCTCCTTGGCCTCAAACGTCAGCTTCTTGATGCGTTTCTGCACCGCTTCGCTGTAGCCCTCAAGATCACCCTCGTCTGGGATGTCCTCTTCCTTGGCCGGTTCCGCACGGCGCGGTTTGTCGTCTTCCGCTACGTCGTCGACGATTTCGATCTCGAACTCGCCTGATTCATCTTCCTCGATCTGGTCGCCATCAACCTGATCGGTGTTTTGCATGGTTTTCGTATTCATTCTGGAACCCTCTTGGTTGCGGCCTTGACTGCGTGCATTGCAGCAGTCTCGATGTCCGTTTGTGCGAGCGCTTTGAGGCGAGCGATCTCATTGCCGCGCATCTCGCCGTAGGCGCTGTCCATTTCTTGGAGCGGGATCATCTCGATCAAGTCGATCAAGTCAGCCGCGGCCTGCTTGATCTGGCCGACCATGCCGTCACCTGACGGGTTGAATGTGATACCTACGCGGTATTCGCCTTTTGTCATCTTCATAGCTTACACCCTTGCAAATCCGCGGGGGTCATCAACCACCGCTTCAACTGTGTCGTCATTGACCAGACGGAACTCTTTCCCGCCAATCTTGAATCGTGTCCCGGAATATGACCGGAAAATCACGAAGTCGCCTTCCTTGCACCAAGGCCCGGATGGGAACTTTACAGGGTCGGAGTAGGCTTCGCCCC